AACTAAAGTATTGTAACTAATTCCTGACATAATTAAGCTCTATCGTTTACCGGTCCTCCAAATACAAAATATCCACCACCTGTTTGTGTGCTGGATGGAGTAGAATTTACCACAAAAGTAAATTTATTACTAAATGTTTCTGTAGAGCCTGCATCGTTAATAAAGCTCTCATTTACCACTGTTATTTCTCTAGATCCAAATACTTTGGCATCTACTTTATGGTGTCTAGCTGTTGTTGATACTGGAGTCTTGCCATAAGAAGGTGCTGCAGAACCTCTAGTAACACCAGTCAGTGTACCTGTGCCTGTATTGTTTGCAGTATACTTTATTGTTTCTGTATGGTCTTCTCCGTTTTCAGAATTAAAACTAACTATACAAATAAATCCAGATGATGGAAATTTAGTAGAATCATTTAACACAATTGTTGTATCAGTTTTGTTTATTGCAGTTTTTAATGTTGTAGACATTTCTAATTCTGCAACAGTCAAACCACCTACAGGTTCTTTTACATCATAAAGTCTAACAAAGTCTCCTGTAACTCTTTGATGTCTGTCTTGTGTAATTGTAACTGTAGTAGACCCACTAGCAGTAGTGATAGGGTTAAGGTTTAAAACAGACGGTGTTGGTAAAGCTACTCTAGACGGTCTTGCTCTCCACAATCCTTGAGGATCTGCGCTAATTGGTTTTGGTTGTAATTGTGGTTGTTTTGGTTCAAACTCAGATGTATGTACCCATGCACCATTCCATTCTCTTACCATTTCTCTGTACGGAAATACTTGTCCGGATCTATCTGAAACAGCTAATGCGTATTTACCTTGTGCGTATGATGCCATTATGTTCCTGGGTAATAAGTTTTAGGAGCTATAAATGTGCTAGAAGAAGATCCGTCTTCTGCTAACGCTCTTTTTAATTCATCCTCATAATAAAGTTTTAACTCTTGAGATCTTTGGGGTGCATATTTTTGTGATAAATAAAATGCTAGTCCCGCAGTCATACAAGGTGCAAATCTGTATGGAACATCTGCAGCGTTTGTATAAGCATCTCCAGCATCTTGTATTCTTTTTTGATAATAAAAATTAATGTGATGACCAGCTTGTGATGCTCCTGGTGTTAGATAAATAGTCATAGTAACTCTATCAATAAATCTTTCTACAAAATATGATGTAGGTGTACCTGTATCTGTCTTGTTAGAAAAAGCTTGATATTGTGATCTACTTACTTTTGTTAATGGAGAATCTACATTAGAAGCGTTTCTATAGTTAGCTTCTAAGATATCATCCATACCGCTTACAAATTGATTGACTGTGTCTCCGCTTGTATGAGTTGCAGCTGTTGTTCCATTAGCTCCTCGTACAACTCCTGTTAGTTCTGTAGATGAAAAACCTGTGTAAGATATTTGTTCTGTGCCTACTAACAATAATCCTGATGTAGGTAAGTTAGCTATTGATGTTAATGTTATTCCAGTTGTTGCTGATGTAGAAGCAATGTTAGCAGATAAAGTTGTACTTAATCTACTTGTTTGTGTTCCGTCAGCAGTAGTTCTGAAAAACGTATACGTGTTTACACCGTTTACTAAAGGCACGTTTTGATTTGCTATCTCCCAATAATGTAATTCTCTATTACCCCATTCTGAGAATAATAGATTTAGAGATCTTTTCGCAGTTTTTAATTGATAACCGGATACACCTTGTAATCCGATACGCTCGTACGCGTCCTCTATGATATCATCTATCGCAAAGGTTTTATCAAAAGTATAAGCACCCGAAGTAGTATTTGCCATTGGCTACCTCTCTTATGTAAATGCGCCTATGATCGTACAAAAATCACAATTAGTTAAATCAACATACATACCTGCATCACATTTGATACCTTGACCTGCAATATCAAAATTATGCACATGGTTATCAGCAGTTGCGAATTTACCATGAAATACTAATTTAGAAGCTGTTTTAGAACTATCTGCTTCATCGTAAATTTTTATCTCAGCATCCGCTCCTGTTGCCATACCAAAAACACTCATGATTCTAGCTTTAGTAATAGTAGTTGCAGTTGTATTAACATACTTCTGCGCTAAACCATCTGCCGCTAAAGGTATAGTTTGTTTAACTGTTGTTAATGAACTCGACATATTTTTTTTCTCCTTAAAATTTTTGTGTGGGCCGAAGCCCACACTAAATTAATTATTATGTAGCCGCGTGATCTGGGCCTTGAGCATAAGTAATTGTTACTCTTGCTTTACCCGCAGAACTGTCGCCGCCAGCATCAATGTATTTAATTGCCACTTCAACATCAGATGTTCCAGTGTTTCTCCAATTAGTACAAAGACCTGTTGTTCCTAATGCTACAGGACCTATTGCTGCAACGTTTGCGTTGTCAACATATAAGTCTGAATTACCCACGATACCAACATCCATTGTGTCAGCACCACCACCATTAAATGCTACTTCGACATTTATGTCGATAGCAATAATGTGTGATTTTGCAGGTAGAACAATACCCGTAGATAGATCAGTTACGTTTGTATTCTTAACCTCAACAGATTGAGACATTACAACGTGACCAATATTTTTTACGTTTTCACCAACTGTAGTTCCAGTTGTGTGTCTAATCGGTCCAGCTTTAAGCGGTCCCGAAAATGTAGTTGCACCCATAATTATATCCTCCTAGTTTACGATCATAGTCTCTAGGCCGTCGACTATACTCGTCTATGATCTTATTAATTGTATAGTGAGCAACTTATACTCTTATTTTAAGTAGAGTGCAAGAGAGCCTGTAATGTGAAATGAGTTTTCAGCGATGTAGCTTTTTATTAAGTAGCTACTGAAACTTGTGGAGCCGAATCAGCAATTGCATTTTCTCTAGTAGCAATCTTAGCTTCTTCAAGCTTAATTTCATTGATAACTTCTCTTATCTTGCTATCAATTCTGACCATATCAAGAGTATATTTACCGTGTATATTATGCTCTTGTTGCCAGCTCAACTCCAAGGACGTTTTTTGTTTGTAAAGGTCTGTTATCATTTACAATTTCCTCGTATGTTAACCATGTTTTACTCAAACTATAAAAGTTTGATTTGTCCCAAACTATATCATTTTTTCCTAGTTTGTCAACTATAGCATCTTCTAATGGTTTGCCTTCACCAGTAGCTTTGACATCAAACTCTGTCCAGTATCCATATGCTCTAATTTTGATTTTGTAGGGTTTTTCCATAGTTTTTATAAGTTGCAAAAAAAATGGGGCCGAATTGTGTCCGGCCCCATGAATTACTTAATTTAAGAATTAAGCACCTGGAGATGAGAAGATACCTCTAGGGTCAGATACGCCAAATACGTATCTTTCTCTAGCTTTGTATCTAACATTACCAGTATCAAAGTCCCCTTCCATTTTAGTTGTAAGAGGTGCTCTGTTGAAATGCTTCATACCGTTAGGTACATCTGTAACGATAAAGAACGCGTCAGCATCTGTTAGGTAGTTGTTCACTCTGTATCCTTGAGGAATCATACCCATAGATCTGATTGCGTTGATATCATTGTCAGCTGTAGACGTTCTACCTTGAGATTTCATCAATCTCTCAGCAACGAATTGCAGAGCAGAAGGAATAATCATTTTTACTCCTTTCGCTGCAATTTTTAAACCTCTTTCATCAGTGAAAGCGTTGATATCGATCAATGCTTGTTCTAATGAAGTTTCGTTTAAATCTGCCGCTGTAGCAAGTGTATTGCTGAAAGTTCCAGCAATAGTTGGGTGAGCTGTGTTGAAAAGTGTTACGCCGTCACCTGAAGTGAATGTTCCACCAGGTTGTCCGTTGTTAAGCGTAGATGCACCTTTAACGTTTTTCGTGCTCGCCATAGATCTTGCCAATGCTTTTGTGTATCTAGAAGCAAGTCTGTCATACAGGTTATCTTCAATAGCTTCCTCAGTGATAGCAAAAGCGAGAGCGATTGTCTCGTTAGTGTATCTAGCTGTGAAAGTTTCTTGCGCATTATCAAAAGCTACTCCAGATCCTTCTGGTTTTACTCTTGCTTGTGCGAAACCTGACAACATAACTTCTTCTTCAAAAGCTCTGTCAGATGACTCTGTTGTATAAATCTCAGACCATTGCTGTTCGTAAGATTTATATTCTAGTCCAAATAGTGCATTTAGACCAGGCTCTAGTTCTTTAACTAGTTGATTACGTGATATTGCCATAGTATTAAATACCTCCTATTATATACTAGCTGTCGCTTTTAAGAAATGTTCGTTGATCATAACTCTCCAGACTACATTAGCCGACGTTAAGTCGTTGTTTTCCGGGTCTCTTGATACGCCTAACACTCTTAATTGCGCCGATCCAGTACCACCACCAGTCAGTGTGCTATCTTTAAGCGTACTTTTTGAAAGTCCGTTAGTCGTCGCATCACCTGCTACTACTGTCATGTCTGCATTATTAAAGACATCTGTTGCCGCTGAGGCACCAGTGTTGTCTGATCTAATTTCAAACATTTGGTAAGGATCATCGTTTATGAATGCAACAATGTCAGTAGCTGCATTACCAGCTGCTAAATTGTTTGCAAACGTTGGTTTACTTGTCGTTGCATCAGTGAAGAAAACTCCATTCAGACTTCCGATTAAAGTGTCTCCAGTTGCTGCAGTTCCTACAGTTCCAGTTGCTTGGGCTTCCATCCCATCATTCTGAAACGCAGCTGCAGTACTGTTACACGAGTACTCAGATAATCCGTTGTTGTTATCGTTCTGACCAACTTTTCTAATAGGTCTCAATCCGAAACCTACAGCACTTGAGTTTGCCATATTTTTTCTCCTTATGTAAAACTACTATCCGCAGTTTTACGGTTAACGTTAATTCGTTGGTTCGGATCGTTAAATTCTTTTAACTATCGTTTGCCACCGAAGGTACGAGATGTTCTATCAATATCGATAGGCATCCTATTATCCTGTTCCTTCAGTAGATCGTTATCAGTTGCATCAACTTGGTCTTGAGCTTGTTGTCTATAATACTCTTCCCTTTGACGCGCGATCTCTTCTGGTACCCTTGTCAGCACAAGGCCTCCGTGACCTATTACTCCAGCGTATTTGCCATCCGCGATAGCTGGGAAATCATCGTTAGGATATTCATCGACTCTTACTAATTCATAACCAGTCCTTAAGCGACCTTGTATGTTCTTAGTGTCGGGAACTCCCAAAGTTTCAATCCTGACCCATCTGTGTCGGTATCCGTTTGGCGCGTTGGGCGTATCTAAGTACGATGGTGGAGTCCAAGGTTTTAAAGCTGCTTTTGGTTTTACCTTAGCTGCCTGTGATTTAACTTTTGTTGAATCACTTTGCACTTGGCTCGCACGAGTTGGTTGTTTATTTGTCATATGCTTATACCTCCTTCGTGATTAATTGTTTTGCATACTCTTCTAATGGCACACCTAGTTTTTTCGCTATTGCGACCTGTGTAGATGTGAGTCTCACAGATTTGCGGCCGGCCTTTGAACTACGCGTTGCAGAGGCAACGTTTTGTGTAGGTTTGCTAGTCGGTTCTGCCTTAGTCTTACCAAATTTATGCGGAAATTCCAACCTAATTCTTTTATCTATTTCTTGATAATATTCATCAGATTTAGGATCTACTCCGTCTTCTTCGGTAATTTGTCTATGTAAATCAAATGCAGTGTAAGTCATTGCACTATCTTTACCAAACCACTCGTTCTTTTCAGCCCATGCTTCAGCTTTAGGATCAGGTGGTGGGGTTTGTTGAACAGGTTGTGTAGGAAGGGTAGGTTTAGCTTTTGCTTCCTTTTCTTCCATAGCTTGTTTGCTTTTAATTTCAGCAAGTTTACCTTGTTCGTACCCTAATTGAGAAATAGATGTCAAAGCTTCAACTTCAGCTTTTGCATCGCCTTGTTCTCTTGCAATGGCTAATTTAGATTGAGCCGCTGCAATAGAAGAAGCAATTCTTCCTTCCATTTCTGCAGTGTAATTTTTATCTAAACTTGTAGCAGTTTTACCTAACTCATTTTTTTCTGCTGTAACACGTCTAGCATACTGAAGGGCTTCTTCTCTCTGCCTTTCAGCTTCTCTCATTTTTTTAGTTAGCTTGGCTATTCTTTTCTTAACACCTTCGCTATACTCTTCAACTGCTTTAGAGTTATCTGATTGTTTATCACTCCCTTCTGCCACAGTTTCTTTCTCAGCTTCGCCGCCTTCTTTAAGTTCCTGCTTCGGCTCATCTCGAACATCCACTGGCTCAGCAGATTCCTCAGATGTGTTATCGGGCTTACTATCGTTTTCAATAGTTTCAACAATTGTTTCATTTGACTCCTTTTCTTCTTGTTTTTTTTCTTCGGGAAATGTGATTTGAGCACCTGGCCCACTATCATCAAGTTCCACTACTTTCGGTTCGTTATCTTTTGGCATAGTTTCCTCCTATGGTTATTAAAATTCGTGGAATATATCTTCAGGGTTTTCCACGGTCGCTAAGATCTCATCGTCGTTGAGAAGTCTTATCTCACCCCCATCTATTTTGATACGTGATCCGGCATATCTTGCAAAGATAATCCAATCACCTTTCTTGCACCAAGGACCTTCTGGGTATCTCTCTTTGTCGTAACAATGAGGACCCATGTCCAATACTAAACCACATGTAGATGCAACCTGTGATCTTTCGATGGTGTCTTCTGCTAAAATTAACCCGCCTTTAGTTTTTTCCGCTTGTTTAAACGGTAGAACTAAAATTCTCCAACCCGTAGGTTTAGGTAATTTAGCTGAATCTGATTTTAAATCTTGTTGTTTTCTTGGTTCTGCAGGAGTTTGTAATCCTACTAACTTTTTATTTGGTAACTCAATCTTTGGTTTTTGAGTTGATGTTGATGACTGTTCCTTCATTGTCTTTTTGCTCCTTTTTTTCTAGCAGGCTGGATATTTCCTGACTTAAATATTGATACGTTCGTATCTGTCCTAACATATATTGATATTTCTCCATATTGTCAACCCCGCCCGAAGCCATGGCTGACACAATATCATCGTGTCTCATCTTAATTATTTTTCTTACTTTGTCTAAATACGTAAAGTCTTCCATTATTCAAACTCCTTTAATATTTCCAACTTATCTTCTGCTTCAGCTATCTTTGCAATTAACTTATCACATTCCTGTATATGTTGTGGATGTTCTCCAATACCAACAGGATGTTCAAAGTATATCTTAAGTGTAGCGTCAGCTTCAGATATATCTGCGTTGTATTTATCTTCTAGAGCTTTTAGTATTGCCTTTTTCACGTAAAGCTCCTTGTAACATTTTCTTTTGTTTTGTGTGAGCTTTGACTGCTTTGCCTAAACCCTTTATCACTTTTTTAATTGCTCTTTTTTTCTTTAGCATTTCCATCTCCTTCTTGCCTGACGGATTCGTGAATTGGGATCGTTACGCGTTTTAGCAGATGATCTTTTCAATTGCCCTAGTGATCTAGCACAATATGACTTTCTTCTGTTAGCAGCTTTTGACCCTTTCTTCACTTTTCCAGTCACGGCTGTTTTTAATTTAGAACCGGGATTTGCTCTTCTGTAGGCAGCGACACCGGCTCTTGTCATGCCCGCGCCCGACTTCGTCGAACGATAGTTTTTCTTATTCCTAGATATAGGATTCTCAGCCATTACGCTTTCTTTGCAGTTTTAGCCGATCTTTTTAAAGCTTTAGCAGATACAGTACCTGTACCTTTTCTGCTAGTTCCAGCTTTTTTTCTTTTGTTCATGTAGTAGTAAAGACCTTTCTTTACTGTTCTACCGTCTTTTGTTTTGTGATAACCTTTTTTCATTATTTTCTCCTTCTTGCTTTGCCGCCTTTTTTATAGCCCATTGCTTTAGCGACGTGTGGGGCTTTCTTTTTCAAGGCTCTTAAGCCTTTTCCTTTTTTACCTGCTGGTATTTGTTTCTTCATCTTTTTTCTCCTTTAGTATACTTTACCGCAATCTACACAAATCATTGGGTGATGCACTTCTTTGTTTTTGCATTCACATCTTTTTCCAAAAATTTTTTCAATTATTTTCTTAATCCAGTTTTTCATTATCTATTTATTTTACCGGACTTCTTTGCTTTAGAACCAAACTTACCATAAGACTCATTAGCAGAAGCTCTAAGTTGTTTCTTAGTTCTTTTCTTTTTGATTCTCATAGCGATCGATTCATCTTTTCTATCTTTGTAGCCTTGTTTCTTAACACGACCACCTTTTTTCATGCCTTCACTTCCGTATGGAAATCTGACATTTGATCTTACACCGTTTTGTCTCATAGTTTTATCTCCTTATTTTTTTCCGTTACGAAAAATTTGTGTACCCTTTATACCAAAAATACTCGCAACTACAAGCACCCATAAATTAGTGAACCATTTCGGAAGCTCATGAAAGTATTCGAAGAACAATTTTACCTTCTGCATAGCAGTCGGATCGTCTGACATCACTGCCCACATTAACACCACGATGGGCGCCGATATGATTATGAGTACAAATTCGTCCTTATAGTCGTTTTGACGGGCTTCAAGAAGTTTGCCTTGGTAAGATTCTTCACCTCGGGCCATCTTTTCTGCATGCATTAATTGTGCATCAGACATAGCCATCTTTGTCTTCTGGCGATTAGAATAGATCTTAGCGCCAGCTTGCATTGCAATCTTTGCTAAACTAAACCAAGCCATATTAGAACCAAGTAGCTGTCTTCTTCTTGTCTTTTAGCATTCTACGTCTTCCTTGAACTTCTACAGTAGTTCCTTTGTAGATCTTGTTATAGACTCTGTATTCGTTAGTTTGTATTTCTGATCTTGGATCAGTAATAGTTTCACTAACAGAATCACCAATCTCAACACCACCTTTAGGGAATCCGTCTTTGTTAATGCCTTTGTCTTTTGTTATTTTTGTCATAATGACTCCTTTGTATACTATCTTCTAGGTCCTTTCAAGATTCTTACATCTCTCTGTTTAAACCTATCATTTTCTATCTTTGCGTCAATACCCATCTGTGTTTTTTCCAAAGATGTATCGGCTCTTAACTCTGCTAAATCCTCATTTTGAGCTAATTTTTCGTCAAATTGAGATTGATTCATCATAGCCTTCATTCTGTCTAAATTAATCTTTTCTTGACCTTCTGTTTCTTTTCTTCTGTCGTCCATAGCTTTAAGATCAAGTTCTCTTGCTTTTAATTTAGCAATTGGGTCATTTCCTAGTTGTCCCATGATCTTGTTCTCTTCTTCCATGAATTCTTGTGTCATTTCTGCAATTAATTTTGCTTTTCTAGACTCCATAGCTAAGCTCATGCTTAGTAATTGCTGTTGCATCTGCATAACTTGTGGTGATTGTTGCATTTGTGGTCCTTGCATCATCATTTGTTGCATAGCTTGTTGTATTTGTGCAATTTTTGCAATTTCTTCTCTAAATTCTACTTCAATTTGCTCTTGTGCCATTAAACTTATGTGTTCAAAGATGTTTTTTTCTAACGCACCTAAAATCATTGGATTATTTCGTGCAATATTCGTTGACATAAAGTTTAAATGCGAAGTTATGTGCGCTGCGTGGTCTTGACCTTTAAAAGCTTGGAAAGGTTTGCCTGTCATAGCTAAAATATTCTCTTGTGCAGGGTCCATTGGCGCAGGTTGTTGCGGCGGAGGCAAGATTTTATCAATATCTCTTACTCCAATCGCTGTATACATAGCTCTGTACGCTTCGTATAGGTTATGAATTTGCGGATTTGACTGTGCAAGTTGTAATTCTGTTTGCGCCATCGTAATTCTTTGCGCTTGTGAAAAAATATTTGGGTCAGCAACTGGTAAAATATCTACTTTGTCGTCAAAGTCTGCAACTTTTATGTTTCTTTGACCTCCAACTACATCATACGGATACTCAGGTGGTAAATAAGTTTTAAAAATTCCTGCTAATAACTGAAATTCTTGTTTCATCGCCACATACAATCTCTTATGTATGGCTGACATGACCCTGGAGCCTCGCTCTAAGAGGGCAATAGTCGTTCC